ACTGCAACCAACAATCCAAACAGGATAAAGAGCCATAAGAGGAGGATTAGGAACAGTGAGGGCCATAGTAATGCTACACCCAATAGAAATAGCCCAAGCGATAACTTCAACGATGAACCTAAGCCTGTTGGAATTCCAGTCATTTTTTATCCAGTCTAATGTTGACGAAAACGGATTATTCATTTATTCATCTTTTGTAAAAGTTTTTGATAGTGCATTTCTGATATACCTTTTAGATTGGGAAGAATTAGCCCACCGTGAGCTTTAACAACTCTGTCAGTAAGATTGTCTAACATGAAATCTAAATTTTCTTTGTATACTAATGGCATGAATCTGATGTTGTGAAACCCAAACGTTGGATATCTATACACATAAGACTCTGCTGAAAAATGACTTGCGATTGTATCTGGTGCAAAATGCATACCCGCAGCTTCTATTGATGGGCGCATTTTTTTACACACATAAACATCCTCGTGAAGACTGTCATCTGAGTATGCATAATTCTGTTTAGCGATGAAGTCGGCAAGTTTCTTAGTTCTCAGAGAGAATCCACCATTACCCACATTGTGACTTCCATGAGTCTGCGTGGGCCAAGGAGCTCCGATGTAATCGTAATGAAGAAACAGAGGTGACCATTCGCTAGGATTCAGAATGAATCCATCGAATTGAATGATCATGAAGTGTGTTGTTTTTATATGCTTGGGCAGTTCATTCAAGACGAAGTTATCATACTCACCCATTGATGATATCTTGGGAATCGTATATACTTTTCTATCTTTCCACTTCGATTCATCATCGCTGAAGATCAACACTTCATTGAATGAAAATCTTTTTAAAGATTGATGCAGTGCTGCATTAGCTAATGCATAGCTATCTGTATCGACTATCACAAGACTCATAGATGTCATATCAAACCTCAGGTGTGCAATTTTGTCTAAAGAAATCAGTTAGATTTGGTTGAGCCATGTGATTAGTCAGAACCGCATCTAAGAAAGCTCCCTTGCAGTATCTATGCAGAGGCTCCCATGTTAGTCTATCGTCGCCGTAGACTGGGTTATTCAAAAACACTTGCGCCAGAATCGTAGCTGCTTTTTGATTGTAGAAAAGACTTGAGTTATCGAGAAGATGATAACCAAATTTGTTCTTCTCACCAATAGCTTCGAACTTATCAATACCAATCACTTCTTTGTCTCGCGTTAGCATTCTACGCAAACACCAAGCGAAGTCTAGTTTACCGTTCTGCATGAAACGAGTGACGCGACTCAAATGTCCAGCTTCTGGCCAAACATCGTCGTCGCAACATCTAATGAACGGAGTTCTAGCCATCATGATACCAATTGCGCGGAGATATACATCCATTCGAGCTTTTGGTTTAGGGTAAAGAGGATGACGAATGTCATACACAAACGTTCTATCATCTTCAATCTCTTCTGCACTCAATGCATCAGCTTCTTTCTTAGAGTCCATCATAACGAGATGAACATAAGGAACAGTCTCTTCTTTCAACACTTCCTTCAGATGAAGGATAGATTTTCTACCCATCGTGGGAGTCACAATAGTCCATAATGCATCCATAATTAAATTCCTTTTTTAGCAACTTTCTTTCTTACTGGCTTAGCAGGTGTTTCTTCTACAGGCAGAGACTTCAAATCTTCTAATGCTTTCTCTGCATTTTCCATCTCTGATGTTTCTTTAGTGATTTTATTCTCTAGTCTGATCTTGACTTCATCGCCATCCATCCAGATGTCCTTGTTGTCGAGAATAGACTTGATTTCTTCAACTGTTAGGAAGTCATGGTACACACGATTGACTAGTTTGTCTGACCACTTGCGTTCGCTTACAATGTGATCATACATCTCGCCGCCCTTGCCGAAAGTGCCGCCAGAGTAGTTGTGGAACATAAAGAAACAATGATCTGAAATTTCAAACATGTCTGCTGCAAGAAAGATCATCGTTGCTGCCGACATACAGTAGCCTTCGGCAGAAGCAAGAACTTGAGCATTAGTCTCTTGAATAACGCGAGTGAACTGGATCGCAGTAGATAGATCGCCGCCCACAGAGTTGATATGAAATCTAATAACATCATTCTCGCTTGCGTTTCGAATGATTTCAAAATGTTCAATATAGTTTTCTGGAGGCAGAATATCGCCACACAAGTAAAGATCAAATACGTAACCGATAGGCTTACCTTCGATTCTACCCTTAAAATCTTCGTCTGACATCTTACCCATCAATTTTGTCATGATGCGCTCCTAATTTGTTGGTAACCATATTTACATATCCAATAAGCATCGATGATGTCAGAAGATGGATTCCATTGCTTCTCCGTCATACCGAGTTCAAATTTGATATCTATTTTGTTTTCTGCCACAAACGCGACTTGCATTTTTTCTTTGTCTGCATTGCCTTTGCCTGTAGCGAATTTTTTGATCACGGTCGGAGGCACAGTTTCAAATTCTATGCCAAAGTTCCATAGTTTGTATTTTAAAATGCCAGTGTTCTCTGCGATATTGAACACTCTACCTCTCGATCCCATCGAATAGCCTTCGATGAATACTTTTGATACGCCACTCTCCAACAATCTGTCAAGAAAGAAACTTGAGATTGTATCGTACCTCGTCATGTCATTTGCGTACTCAAAATACTTGCCCACAATATTATTGTGTATAATATCATACTTCTTCATCTGTGTCAAGTAATATGATGTGCAATTATCAAAAGTCATATCACCAGTAGCGTCATCATATAAACAAATGGCTGGAGATGTCATCGAGTAGTCCAGCCCTGCGACTATCATTCGTTAGTCTTCCAGTCGTCTAAATCACCTAAAGTTTCTTCAGATAGTCTAGTCCACGCTTCTTCATCGTCATACACGATTTCATCTTCTCGTACATTTGAATCTTCTAATTCAGATCCACACAATGCACAAAATGAAGGTGCCTCTTGGACACCCTCTAGAACTGATATTGAACACTCACCGTCACATGATGTGCAGTATACTTGATAACTTGGCATAAATTCTCCTTATGTTTATGTCCAAGTTATATAGCGTTTACGTATTCTTGCTCCAAACGTCTTCCCACGATCCGCTCAATGCGCCCTTTGCATAGTCGGTGACTTTATTTTCAAAGAAATTTCCGTGAATAGGAGCATTGATCATAGACTCAACCCATACGAGAGGATTCTTCTTAACTTTAAAGATGCCTCTTAGACCAAGACTGATAAGGCGCCTATCAGCAATGTAACGAATATAAGACTTGACATCGCTAGAACTGAGGTTCTCCATTTCGCTGACGCCAAACGCCAAGTCAATAAACCGATCTTCAAGTTCAACCATCTTCTCAGCGATTGTGTATATTGTGCTTTTGAGTTCATCATTCCAAATCTCTTTATTCTCTTCAACATATGTTCGGAACAATTTGATCATAGATTCTGCATGTTGTGTCTCGTCAACAATTGACCAAGTGATGATCTGCCCCATGCCGCGCATCTTACCATGTCGAGGAAAGTTCAACAACATAATGAAAGAACTGAACAGTTGCATACCTTCAGTGAATGCAGAGAATGCAGCAATATGCGCTGCTGTTGTCTGCTTATTTCCACCCTGTGTAGAGATGTCTAGAAGGTAGTCGTGCTTGTCTTTCATCTCCTGATACTCTAGAAACTCGTTGTAAGTTGACTCTGGCATACCTAGAGTTTCAATCAAATGACTATATGCAGCAATGTGAAGTGCTTCACGTGCTGCGAATCCAGTCAACATCATTCTAATTTCTGGCTGTGGAAAGTGAGGAAGATAGTTGTTCACATAACCACCAGCAACGTCAATGTCGCCCTGTGTGAAGAATCTGAAAATGTTTGTCAGAAAGTGCTTCTCACTCTCTGTCATTTTGTTCTTCCAATCTTTCACATCTTCTAGCATTGGAACTTCAGTGTGAAGCCAATGACTCTGTTCATGCTTCAACCAATCATCGAATGCCCATGGATACGAGAATGGTTTAAAGTAATTTCGTTCGTCTGTTAACTTGAGCTTTGCTTTTTTGATCATGCTACCTTCTCTTCTATGATTACGTTATAATTCTGTGATGGGTATCTAGTTACCAGTAGACTAGAAAGCTCATCAGGAGACTCTGATTGACCAATAAACTCATACGTATCTTTGATCCATGCATAATAAACGTTGTTTATTCTTTCGCAATAGATCAATAATGTTTTTCTTGCGTCTTCTCTAAGTTGTGTTTTAGTGTTCTTTTCTTCTTCATCTCTTTTCTCTAACATGAATACAACGATTAGAGAAAATATAATACCAAATAGCTCAAGTAGTTTACTCATTTGTACATCACCGTGTTAGTATCGCCCAGAGCCCACTTAGCGTTCTGCTCAACTCGATATGTTTTCGTACACACTCTAAAGTCTGGAAATTTAAGTTCTTTTGGATTGCTTGCTGGATCAAGAAATATTGTTCTGTTGTTTGGCTGTGCTGCGTACTGCCCATTAGTTAACTCAATAAAATTGAAAGACTTATGATCTTCTGGCCATTCTGAGTATGTTGTATCTAAAATGTTTGGATCAGGAGATGCATTGTCTACAGTGAACATATAGTTGCCATTGTGCCAGGCGTTCGTCTTTGATAGGAACTTAGCCGACAAGTTCTTCAGAAAAGACTTTTGCACAATAGTAGCATTATAACTGAAACAGTCCCATATTTGCAAGTGGTCCAGTGGAATCATATCACCTAATTCATCTGTCCTAGAGACAAACGCATTGAGCGGAAGTTTATCGTACAGTGCGCCATATTCTGGCAAATAAACTTCAATCCGAAATGCTTGTCCTCGAATCGTCTTTAGACTGACCCAAGTGCATGGAACAAACTCTCCATGACCTTTCTCAAAGTCATAGAGGAATTCCTTACGAACATAGCAATGAACTGGAGGTAGATTCAGAACTAGAAAAGACATAACTCAGCCTTCACATGCCAAACAGACATCTTCAGTTGCAAGTGCTTTCATGTCCAACTCTTCCATGACCTTGCGTTCAATGCTGCGTGAGACTTTATCTGCTTTACCAATCTTCTCTGAACGGCAGTAGTAAAGTGTCTTGAGCCCTTGCTTCCACGCCATGAAGTGAATCGCATGAAGATATTTGACATTCACATCTGGTCTAAAGAACAGATTCAGCGATTGTGCTTGATCAATGAATTGCTGTCTGTCTGCTGCATGTTGAATAACCCAACGTTGATCGATCTCCATAGAAGTCTTGAATACATCTTTAGTCCACTCGTCCATCCATTCTAGGTGTTGAACTGATCCGTCGTTTGCAATGATGCTACTCCAAACTTCATCATACCATCCACCCTTATTAGACTCAGCTTCTTTCTTGATTATGTTGTCCAGATATCTGTTCTTGTTCAGGTGTGATCCTGACAAAGTATCTTGACGATATGCATTAGCACGATAAGGTTCAACACTAGGAGAGGTATTGCCCATAATAATGGAAGATGACGCATTAGGAGCAATGGCGAGCATATGAGAGAAACGTAAGCCAGTGCCAGCAGCGTCAGGAGCTTCACCTCTTTCCATTCCAAGTTGAAGATTTGCTTCATCCAATTTCTTTCTAATGTGTTTGAACACACTGAGATTTCTTCCAACTGACATTGGATTTTCCCAAGGAAGATTATTCTTCTGAAGAAATGCATGAAACCCGAGTGCGCCAATGCCAATAGATCGCTCTCTAGTTGCAGAATATTTTGCGCGAGAAATACTGTCTGGCGCATTGTCGATAAAATACTGAAGAACGTTGTCCAGCATCTCAGCAATGTCTCTCAGGAACAGAGCATCATCTTTCCAATCATCATAGTACTCCAAGTTCACTGAAGACAAGCAACACACTGCGGTGCGATCTTTGTCTGTTGGAAGAATGATTTCGCTACACAAATTAGATTGACGAATAGACAGACCCAAGTCTTTCTGAAACTGAGGCATAGCGCGATTGCTTGTGTCTATAAAGTGAATGTATGGCTCACCCGTCAACATGCGAGTTTCAAGAATGCGTTGCCATAGATTACGTGCTGATACTTGATCACGAACTTCACCGGTGTGTGGATCAGTCAGCGTCCAAGTATCGTCTGCGTTAGGATCAATCATACAATTCTCAATGATCTTCATGAAGTCATCTGAGATGTTGATGCCGTGATGCAGATTCAGAGTTCTCATATTGGGATCGCCCGTGGGCTTTCTCATCTCAAGAAACAAAAGAATATCAGGATGAGAGATATCAAGATATGCCGCGTAAGAGCCACGACGAGTGCGACCCTGACGATATGCAAGACTTGATGCGTCATACGTGCGAAGGTGGGGCATGATACCAACCGACTTATCATCAGCAGCACGAATGCCCAATCCAATACCTACACCACCACCAAGCATTGATAGCCAGTTGACTTCAGATAGAGTATCGACTAGACCCTCTGCACTGTCGTGCAAATATGGAAGGAAACAACTGATAGGAAGACCACGCTTGCTTCTGCCGAAAGAAAGAATAGGAGTTGAGTACGAGAGCCAATGTTTGCTGCTGTACTCATAAAGTCTTTGCGCATGAGCTTGATCTGTTCCGAATGACTTCGAAACAAACGCGAATCTTTCTTGAGGAGAAACTTCAACCTCGCGCATGTAAGACTCTTTCAATCTCTTGAGTCCCAAGTCATCAAATAATGAATCTCTTGTGTAGTCTACCTTGATACTGTGTACCGTGTCAGTTGTCATGTGCTATTCGCCTCTATGTTATTCTGTAGTAAATTCTTTGATCATAGGAAAGATAGGCTCAATTGCTTTTGCTGCTGCTAGTGCAATATCGCGATGTTCTTTTTGTGTCCCATTGTTGGATCGGAGTTGTATGTAGTGAACCCATGATCTTAACGTACCATTCATGAACAGTCGCGACTGAGTATTTCCTTCAGGCAAAACTGCTCTAGCTTGTTCTTTTGCGATGCCGCGCTGAATAGCCCAATCATATGCTGTACGTGCGTCGTCAATCACTTTTTGTTGAATCCATTGCCACTCTTGTTTAGTTTCAGCATCATCAACTTCAATGCTGTTTTGACGATTCTTTGTATCTTGAAGTCGTGCATCGCGAAGTTCAAAGCTCAGATTTTTAGTGGGATCTGCGTACCTCTGACTAAATTCTTGGAAAGAGAATGATCGATGCCTAAGAATCTGCCTAGCGATATCCCTAGTTGTATTGATTTCTAAACAGACACTCACCATCTCAAGTGGACTCCAGTGATGATGCTTGATCAAATACCGAACGAGTTTCTCTGCGGTATCATCGTTGCTTTGATTTCCTGGATTCGACACTCTGGCTGCATATGCAATTTGCTCAAGTAGAGTTTTACCTGTGCTATCACGCGACCAATTAAAAAGTTTTACATTCATACTAAACTCCACATGTTAAATTCTAATAGTGCTTGAGGACCAGAGAAAGTGTTTTTGTTTACAACATCTAACACTTCATCTTGAGTCATACCAGCACACCTAATCATATCATTGATATCTTTTTCTTTAATGGACTTTGGCCAGACACACACTCTAAATCCATTTTCTATCGAAGTCTTCAACTCTCTCATGACATTTCTATTTCTCGGTTCATTGTCATAAACGAGAACTAGTGATTCTTTTGATATGTATTCACTCGCGTATTTAAGATTAGAACTTCCAACTGCAATTGCATTAGGAAGAAACATACTATCAATAGGACCCTCTGTTACGTAGACAGTCTGAGTCTTATCGACATTGTTCAGACTAAAGAGCATAGGACCATCATCTTTGATTCGCATAGTCAAGTAGCGAAGATTCTCACCTCGAATGGCTCTGCCAGAAAGTCCAATCAAATTATCATCATCATCAAAAAATGGTAATATCAATCTTGGCTCTGTCGTCACAATCTTATCTTCATAGCCCGGAGCAAATTGCTTCAGCTTTGTTGAGTCATCAACATAATACAGGAGATCGTACTTATTCTTTGGGATCTTTCTATTCCTCACGTATACGTTAACTTCATGATCATCATCAAGTTTTTTAATTGGTGTCAGGAGACCTTTGAATGCATTGCCCTTGCGCGAAGACTCAAACACAACTGGCTTAAAAACGAAGTTGTGTTCTTTGTGTGGTTTGTTTCCAGTCTCGCCTGCTTTGTATCTCTCCATGCAGTATTCTTTATACAGATTAACATCCACTGCACGGATGAGACTTCCCAGAGACATGCTCGCTTGACAGTTGTGGCACTTGTAGAACAGTCCACCCTTCTTAGCAAACACGTATCCACGCGCTTTGTTTCTGTTGGTTTGACTGTCGCCGCAGATAGGGCATCGGAAGTTGTATGTGTATTCGCCTCTACGTGCGAATTTGTCCAGGCGGACAGAGAGTGTACTGATGTACTGATGATCAAGCCACATGCTCATGATGTATGTTATCCTAGACAAAAAAACGTTGTATTGTCTATTATAACAGACATTCAATCGGAAGTCAATCTGTTTTTTTCTTCGGCGAAACCGCCTCCACTAGTCCATCGTGCCGCACTGCGCACTCATTGTATTGACTCATTAGCTCTATGGAATACTTCATCAAGTCTCCCATGTTTGCTTTGTCTTTTATGTTCGGAATGCCTTCACATCGAGTGAGTAGGTTTGCTGGAACTGGAACATCTGTTGATTGAACTTTGTACAGGGTATTGCATCCAGATAGAAACATCAAACAAATAGCAATCAATGCAAATCTCATTTTTTACCTCGATCTTTGTTCAGTTTGTCCGCAGTCTTATTGACTGCTTCTATTTCTCTAGACTCATTCAAATTCTTCACTGCTTCATTGATTGTTGTCACTCCAGTTGCAGGAAGAACACACTCTCTGTAGATAGACTTCTCTACTTCGACTTCGACTGTCTTGACGATAGTCTTAACTTTTCCTGCCATCAATTGAAGTTTCTTTTCATACTCTAAAGACAACTGATGATTTTTATCAATCTCAGCTTGAACATCTTGTTGAGCTTTTATGATCAACTCAGCTTTTTCTTTTTCGTTCTGTGCATCACTATACTTGTATCCAGCAGTGAATGCAGCAGCACCCAACAGGATGAATATGATAGCTGGCAACAGTTTCCATAACAATGTAAGTGGCATTATTGCACCGATAGTTTTTTGTTTGCCGTCATAAAGTTCTTCTTCCTCATGACAGTCTTAGCGACTAGATCGAGTTCTTGGGACCGCTCATCCCACTTGAGAACAAACGGAAGATTGATGTTTGTCTTCATATCATTAAGAACAGCTTCAGCGTCTGCGCCCAACTTAGGAATACGAGTTCCATACATCTTGAATGTTTTTCTAAACAGTTCAGTCAACTCATCGATTGTGATTTGACGAATGTTTCTGGCATCATTGACACGCTCTAGAAAGTGTCTAGTGAATTGAATGTCTACGCCAACAGCTTTAAACAATGCGTCTGCGTACTTCTCAATCTCTTTCAAGTCTTTTTCTGTGATTTCCTTTGGAGCTGAAGAATCCATGTCTTCAAACAATCCCTTCTTGCCGTAGCGCAAGAATGTCATCACTCCAGTCTTTTCACACTGAAGAATGATTGGCTTGTGTGGATACTTACGTCCAAACTGCCTGATGTTCTCTCCCACTTCATCGTCGCCGACGTACATCTCATACTTGAGAAATTTTCTTTTGCCGACACGCGCTTTCATAAATCTGTCTTGATCAACGACAAACACATCATTGTTTGCGAATCTACGCATCATGACTTTAGATCCTCGTGGAGGATCGCCTGTTGTGCCTGCTATGTTGCCTGGACCAACTGCGTTTGCAATCTCTTCTGAAAGATTTTGTTTGCTTCCCATGTATT